GCGGCGGACCTCCCGGACCACGGCGTTCTCGACCATCTCTGCCGGCAGCCGCAGCGGGGCGGTGGACTCCATGTCGGAAGATCGGCCCCGGATGACATCCATCGAAGCGTAGTAGCGATAAAGGCGGCTGCCCTTCTTCGTGGCCGTGGGCGTCATCGCCGTGCCGGTCGGGCCGAAGATCAGGCCCTTCAGCAGGGCGGGCGTCTGCGCGCGCGTGGCGGCGGCGCGGGAGCGTGGGCTTTCCTGCATGATGCCGTGGACCTTGTCCCACAGGTCCTGACTGATGATCGCCGCGTGTTCGCCGGGATATGATGTCCCCTTGTGGACCGCCTCACCGAGATAGATGCGGTTGTTCAGCAGTTTGTAGAGGAAGCCCTTGTCGACCGGCTTGCCGCGCTTGGTGACGACGCCCTCGGCCGCCAGTTGCGCCACCAGCGTCGTGGCCGAACCAAGCTGGACGAAGCGCTCGAAGATCATGCGGATGGTGGCGGCCTCGGCGTCGTTCACCACCAGTTTGCGGTCCCGGACATCGTAACCGGTGGGCACATAGCCGCCCATCCACATGCCGCGTGCGCGTGATGCCGCAAACTTGTCCCTGATCCGCTCCCCGATCACCTCGCGCTCGAACTGGGCGAAGCTGAGCAGGATGTTCAGCGTCAGCCGGCCCATGGAGGTGGTGGTGTTGAAGCTCTGGGTCACCGACACGAAGGTGACGCCGTTACGGTCGAACACCTCGACCAGCCGGGAGAAATCCATCAGGGCGCGGCTGAGGCGGTCGATCTTGTAGACAACGACCACATCGACCAGCCCGTCATCAATGTCGGCGAGCAACTGCTGCAGCGCCGGCCGTTCCAGGGTGCCGCCGGAAAAGCCGCCATCGTCATAGCGGTCCCGTAGCGCCACCCAGCCTTCGCCCTTTTGGCTGGCGATATAGGCTTCGCAGGCATCGCGCTGGGCGTCCAGGCTGTTGAACTCCATGTCCAGCCCTTCCTCGGTCGATTTGCGCGTGTAGATGGCACAGCGCAGGCGGCGCTGGGGCGGGATTGCGGGTGCGCTTGTTCGCTTCATGGCTTGTCCCTTCCAATCTCGCGCAGGCCGAAGAAGCGCCAGCCATTCCAGCGTGTGCCGGTGATGGTGCGGGCGATGGCCGACAGCGACTTGTACGTCCGGCCCTGGAACTCGAAGCCGTCGCGCAGGACGGTGACGGTGTGCTCGATGCCGCTCCACTCCCGGACCAGCCGGGTGCCGGCGACCGGCTTGCGCGGATCGGCGATCATCGCCTTGCGTCCCGGCTTGCCGTGCAGTTCGTCGGCCAGCGCATCGAGCAGCCGGACCGTCTCCCGCGACGGGCCGCCATGGCTGAGTTCCTGGATGCGCCAGGCCAGCCGCATTTCCAGGAACGGGCGGCTGTTGTTGGGCGCATCGGCACCGAACAGGCTGCGCCATTCCACCTTCATTTCATTGACGGTCATCGCCTTCAGCCCTGCCAGCCGCGCCAGGACCGTGGCGTCCCTGTCCTTGTCGGCACCGGGGCGTGGTGGTCCGCCGGTCTGTTTTCGTGCTTCTGCCCGCATCATCGTCCTCCAGACTGGGAGCGTGGTTCGCGACCTACACCGCGCTGTCCGGGCGAGAAGTCCAGGCGAATGTCTCCACTGTGCGAGCGCAGAAGACCGGCGGCGAGCAGCCGGCCGACCTCGGCCAGCCGCTCCTCCGTCATCATGCGATCGGGGGCGAAGGCATTGGGACCGCTGAGGGGCTTGTCCATGGAGATTGTCCGCAATTGATGTCGATGATGCGGACGGTAGGCGTGCGGTGCGGAAAACAGAAGTAAAGTCAGATGCTTATCGTGCCGGGGCGAAGAAGAAGGAACCGGCGGCCCTTGCCTTGGCCTCTATGCATATCGCGGTGGCCGGGTTGAGGCTCCATGCGCCGGGTCCGATCCCGTCCGTTTTCAGACGATCAAGCCAGGGTCGGTCGGCGTGCCGAAGCGAATGCCATGGTGGTAAAGGTCTTTGCAGACAGACCTTTTTTTTGAGATGCTTCTATCCGCATCGATTAGACGCGCTATTGCAGCATGGAATTTCGCGCGATGTTCGTGGTGGGTCGAGTGTCCGGCCGGCCGTGGTGGTTGGTCCGGACCGATATGCAGGCCAGCCGTAGCTGAAGGGGTGGCGGCATGGGCCATCAGCGTCTTGGAAAGCTCCCGGCCCGCCGCCTGTTGCCGGAAATTGTCCGGTACCTCGTCGCCGGAGGGACCCCGACCGATGATCTGGTTGACCAGGTCACCAGAATCGGCCAGGACGCTTTGAAGTGCGCGCAGAAAGACCCGCTGTTCATTGAGGCTCTCTGGCTGCTGGCACGGCTTCCACAGGCGGTTGGCTCCCCGGACATCCTTGGGATGTTTCGGGAAATGGGGTTGCCGGAGAAGATTCCATCGACCATGACGGAGATGCTGGTTGCCTACGACGGAGCGCTCGAGCGATTCCAGCGGCGGCAGCATGCCGATGTCACCGACCTTGGCGAAATTGCCCGCCGCGCCGGGTTGTCTGCTCTGGGAGAGGCCATTCGAGACCGGCTGCCCAGCCTGTGGCAGCCTACCGCCGACGATCTGCGGACAACCGTTTCGACATTGAAGGGCACGGAGCCGTTTGCGGCGATGGCCCATCGCTTCTATGCAAACTTCGTCGAGCGGATCATCCACTACTATGTGGATCGTAATCTTCACAACATGGTCGGCATGGGTCGGGTCGCCCGGTCCGTGGCCGACCTCCGGACATTCGATGAAGCGATCCGAAGGCACTGCGACGAGGCGGCGCTCATCATGCGCGCCTTCGCCCGGGACTGGATGGGAAAGAACCACTATCGGGATGGCAGACCGATAACCAGACAGGACATGGGCCGGTTCTCGGCCTATGCGGTCGAGAAGATCAGGCATGAACTCGACCAGAGGAAGGGCCGAAGGAAGGACGTGTCGTGAAGCGCTACCGGATCGAATGTGGTGTTGCGCGAGCCTCTGCTCCTGACGTCATCGCCATGGATGTGCAGGGTGCCGCCAAGAACGTCAACCTGCGCATAGACTACATCACGCGAACGATGCTGGGGAATGTCCCGGACCTGCTGATCGACCTGCTGGAACTGGCCGCCTACGTGTATTGCGCCGACCAGCGGCTCGGCCGTGGTTCCGAGATGCTGACGAATTTCGGGGAGAACTGGCGTCGCAGCCTGCATTTTTCCATTCCCGTGCGGCGACCGGAAGTGTGGCGGGACGCGGAAATCCACGACCTGCTGGTGGAAACGCTGGGGTTTCTTTCCGACGACAGCTACGTCTTCGACTTCCGCCAAGCGCAGACGCCGGCACAGTCGCAAGCGTTGTATTTTACAAATCTTATTGATGGTTCCATGGAAAATGACGAGGTCGCCATGTTCTCCGGCGGCATCGACTCGTTCGCGGGCGCCGTGGACGATATCGCCGTCAATGGCAGGTCGGTCACGCTTGTCGGCCATTCTTCCTCCACGAAGGTCCGCAACGTTCAAGAGCTTCTTGTCGATGGCCTGAAACAGCGCGGCTTCGAGCGGCGGGTCTCGTACATTCCCGTGTGGGTGAGCAATGAAGGTGAGCGAGCGCGGGAATACACCCAGCGGACGCGGTCGTTCCTTTTCGCCTGTCTCGGGCTGGTCGTCGCGAGAATGTCCGGCAAGGACAGTTTCAACTTCTACGAGAATGGCGTCGTCAGCATCAATCCGCCCCTGGCAGGCGACGTGATCGGCGGGCGGGCGACCCGGACCACGCATCCCAAGGTATTGCGGGGGCTGGAGGCGCTGTTCTCGGCACTGCTGGAGCGTGACATCGAAATCCGCACACCCCTGCAATGGCTGACCAAGAAGGAGGTCGTCCTCAAGATCAGGGATGCGGGCTTCCCGGACATGCTGGCGATGACGGTCAGCTGCACACGACCGCGAAAATGGACCGGAACGCAGAAGCATTGCGGTGTCTGCTCGCAATGCATCGACCGCCGTTTCGCGGTGCTGGCTGCCGGAATGGGCGAGCACGAGCCCGTGGACAGCTATATGCGCGACCTGCTCCTGGCTGACCGAAGCACCGATGACGACCTGCGCATGGCCCTCAGCTATGTATCCTTCTTCCAGCGTCTGGGGCGCACAACGCAGGAACGCTTCCTGGTCGATCACCCCGAGATCGTGTCGGCGCTGGACCGGTTTCCCGACCTGTCGGCCGACGAAGCCGGCACGAGACTGTACGACCTGTTTCAACGGCATGCGAAAGCCGTGGAGGACGTCATTGCCGAGGCGGTGACACGGCATTCCCGGTCCCTGTTCCGGAATGAGCTGCCGCCAGGTTCCCTGCTGGCTGCCTGCTTCAACCGGGGACATGTCGAAGTAGCTCCGGCCCCGGATTACGATGCCCGAACCAAGGCCTTCATCGACAGGCTGAGCGCCCCCATCCTTGAATTCGCAATCGATGGACAGGGGAAGCGGGTGCTGTTTCGCGGGGAGCACAGCCTTGATGGGGCAAATTTCCGGGTGGTCGAGGCGTTGATCGAGAACTTCCGGAAGGCAAAAGCTGTCGATGAGGAAATCCCTTTCATGGCTTCGGTCGACCTGGCGGATCGGCTGGGGGTGAGCGATCAGTCCATGCGCCAGCAGTTGCGCCGGCTCCGGGAGGCGCTTGAGCCTCTCGTCGTCAGTCTCGGCATCCCTCTCGACCAGGATACCTTCATCCAGACCAAAGAGCGTTCCGGCTATCGGTTGAACCCGGCGCTGCGGGAAGTTTCGATGGCCGACATCCGAAGCGAGTCCGCGCTGTTGTCAAAGGCCTGAAGTCGCCACGTGACAAGCTGAAGCCCGGACGTCACGTGCCCCGCACCAGCCCCCCGGAAATGGGGGGCTTTTTCGTGTCCGGACGTCACAAGAAAATTCAGGTCCGATCATATCAACAGGACCGTAATCCGTTGAAAATCCTCTCATATCCAGGCGCCACAAGGTGACTGGATGAAAAGACGAGGTGCAGCAGCGGAGTTGTCCATGCACATCACACATCTCACTCAACAGGATCTGGCCCGACGCTGGCGGATCAGCCCGCGCACCCTGGAGCGCTGGCGCTGGCTGGGACAGGGACCGAAATACCTGAAGATCGGCGGCCGGGTCGTCTACCGCCTGGAAGACATCGAAGCCTTCGAGGCCGAGAAGCGGCGGGAGGCGGTCGCATGATCCAGACAATGGCGAAGGGTCGTTCCACAGGATTACGCGCAAATCACTTTGTTTTCTCTCCCGTTCGCGGGCGAAACAGGGCGAAAACACGCGAATTGGTCCAGGAAGCCGCATCCTGTACTTCACTGGGGATGCAGCCCCCCGATCCCATCCGCGCCCTGGTCGCCGACGAGGCCGCGCTGCTGGACTGGATCCAGACCGCGCAGCCGGGAGACCGTTTCGTCTACCACATCGGCCATCTCGCCGCCGACCGCGTGCGCGGCAGCACCGGCCTGACCGGCCCGCAGCGGGAGGCGCTGTGCCGGTTGGCCGATCACGTCCTGACGCTGGTCACCGACGATACGCTGACAGCGGCACAGCACCGCCGCGCCGACGGTCACATGGCTTATCTCGCGATCAAATCGTCCGGCCGGAAGGTCGGCAGGAGGTTCCCATGAACAACACCCCGACGCAGGCCAACCGGATCACCCTCGATGCCCTGGTGGCGATGCCGGTCGGCGAGATTGCCGGCCTGCCGGTGGATCAGCTGGCCCTGCTGCTCGACGAACTGGCCGAGGAGAAGGCCCGGCTGAAGCGGCTGGACGACTGGCTGAACGGGGCGCTGACCCTGCGCTATGGCGACCGCGCCCAGACCCTGCGCCACGCCCTGGGCAAGGATGCCGGCACCGTCCGGATCGAGGAGGCGGACGGGTTCATCGCCGTCTGCGACCTGCCGAAAAAGCCGGAATACGACCAGGCGAAGCTGCGCGCCGCGGTCGAAACGATCCGGTCCTGGGGCTCCAACCCCGACGACTATGTCGGCATTGAGATCAAGGTCAGCGAAACCCGTTATGGCGCATGGCCGCCGGAAATCCGCCGGCTGTTTGAGCCCGCCCGGACGCTCCGCTTTGGCAAACCGGGTTTCCGCCTGGAACGGCCAAAGCCGCGCTGACCATCCCGGACGCGGCGGGGTGGCTCTCTCCGTAAGGACGGGCGGGCTTCCCTTCGGCGCCTGGTCAACACCTCGCCGCACCCTCCACGATGCAAGAAGGAAAACGACGATGGCGCGTATTCTGCGGCCACTCGAAGAAAGGTTTTGGGAAAAGGTCGACAAGTCGAGCGGAGACAACGGCTGCTGGCTGTGGACTGGCGCGAAAGCGAACTATGGATACGGCGTTATCGGCCGTGGTCGTCGATCCGAAGGGATCGTCCGTGCCCATGTCCTGTCCTACGAATGGGCGAATGGTCCGGTTCCAGCCGGGATGGTGATCTGCCACCACTGCGACACACCCGCCTGTGTCAACCCCTATCACCTCTTCGCAGCGCCCCAGACCGAGAACATTGCAGACATGAACCGTAAGGGCCGGGGCGTTCCCCCACCTCGCGGTGCCCGCGACGACAACCCCTCGGCCAAGCTGGACTTCCTGGATGTCGCACTCGTTCGGACGCTTTTGGAGCACGGCATGACCCATCGGGGCATCGCCCGGGAAGTCGGCGTCAGCAAATCGACCATCACCCGCATCGCCAACAATCAGACTTGGGCTATGCCCATCGTGGAGACCGTGACATGTCTCTGAAGATCATCACCGCCGACGAGCGCCTGTCGGCTGCCAGCAACAAGACCAGTTTCGCCATCTTCGGCGTGCCAGGTGTCGGCAAGACCTCACTGCTCAAGACCCTGCCGCCGGACCGCACCTTGTGCCTCGACCTGGAGGCGGGGCTGAAGTCGGTGCAGGACTGGCGAGGCACCAGCATCCCGATCCGCAGCTATCTGGATTTCCGGGACCTCGTCGTCCTGATCAGCGGCCCCGATCCCGCCGTCCATCCCACCGCCACCTATGGCGAAGCCCACTACCAGCACGTCCGGGCCGTGCATGCCGAGAGCGGGCTGGAAGCGTTCCTGGCGTCCCGGCCTTTCCTGTTTGTCGACAGCATCACCGACCTGTCCCGGCAGGTGATGACCTTCGCCCGCCAGCAGCCCGAAGCCGTCTCCGAGCGTACCGGCAAGCCGGATATCCGCTTCAACCAGCCTGCCACCAC